AGTATCGACTGCAAATTTACTTTTCTGGTCATCGACACTCGTTGGGTTGACACCGCCCGAGACTTCTTCAACTTTAACGAGCGTCGAATTATGGAACTCGACCGAATCGGTCACACACAAAACAATAGAGCTCGTCTTAGCAGCCGGACCTGCTTTGGGACCAACCTTTTTACCGGTCCATTCGACATCAACCTCCTTTGGTGTGAAAATTAGCGTCGAAATCCCGCCTTTCGTCTTGATGTGAATAAAGTTGATCTCGGCTCCGTCGGATGCCAGATACTCATCGAGTGCCTTTCCGAGTACTGCTGCGACAGCCACAGCCGCTACAAGACCTGCGAAAGATGTACCGGCGAGTACTTTTTTCCACCACGCCTTTCCTTCAGGAGTTTTGGCGTGTTCAATTCCGGCATCCTGTGCGGCCTTTGCTGCAGCCGCTCGCTCTTCGGCTGTACCACCGGTGTTTGACTGCTTTTCGACACCCGTGGCTTTGTTCACCTCCGGCGTCGTAGTCGTCCCCGGCGTCGTCCCCGGCGTCGTCCCCGGCGTCGTCCCCGGCGTCGTCCCCGGCGTCGTCCCCGGCGTCGTCCCCGGCGTCGTCGCCCCCGGTGGGTATTTTGAATCCACAAACGCTTTGAATTCAGTCATGTTTCTGGTCGCGTAACTATTGAACTCGGCTTCTGTAATACCGAACTGATCAGCCCATTCCTTGGGGCTGCGACCCGAATCCAAAACAAATGAATTCATTTGCTGACTCGCGTTCGTTTCAGCTATGGCCCAGACAGAATCTGATGTACTCGCCCCTGGTCCGTCTGTAAGGAACCTATTAAAATTCATAGAAGGCGCTCGGGAATTGGCTGCATCCACCCTGCTGATTGTTGCATCTATATCAACAGTGTTAACACTCCCCACTGAGTTTAAAGTTCTTCCAGCAAACTCCTTCTTGGGGTGTATCGTCTGAAATACTTCAGTAAGAAAACCCTGAACTAGTGGTGTATCTTCAGAAGCCATTCTAATATATTGGCAGAAAATAATGACAAACGCCACGGTGGTACATCCCTGGTACGAGGTCAATGGTCGGAAATACATTGACCTCGAACTTGATGGGCTCGTCAGGCGAGTCAAGATTCCTTTCCGGTACAATCGGGTGATGTGTCACGTCACGGGAATCGTACCCATCCAGACAATACAGACTGGCGCCCAAGTTGAATGTCTCGTCGAAAATGTGATGGGACATCTCGTCCTGAGATCTATACGACCACTGTGACACGGTTACCAACCCGAACCTTCGTGTCAACGTGAGCCGGGATGGGGTCAATGTAGTTCCACCCCTCTGGAATCTTGTGCAAAAGAACAAACGACGGCTCGAGACGCTCCACCTGGATGTACTCATTGTCTTGCTCGTGAGTCATCGACTCCACACTACGACCACACGTCAGCTCATTCAGCGTCTCGGACATCATCATGACACCAGTCGTGTCGTGCGGGCTCTCGAGCAGACGGAAGACATCCTCGGGCTTGAACACCGCCTCTGGGTCGATGCACATGTACGCGTCAAATTCATCTGGGCATCCCTTGAAGCACTCGGCGCGCGTCTTTTGTTGGCTCACCATAATCTGATGACCACGCTGGGCACACTTCATGACGAGGTCCGTCCAAGTCATCAGAAAGTAGGCATTGAACTCGGATCCGGGAAGAATGAAACACAACTTCATAGAGATACCGCGCGTCATTTCTCTATGTTGACACGAACAGGCTATGTCATCCCGCCAAACCCGGAGTTGAAGCGCGAGCTGACGGTCAGGGCGATCGAGAATGCGCTCGGGCTTCGGCCTCCACCCTTCAAGGTTTTCAAAGAGACGACCAAGCATCTGTGCGTCCCGCGATTTTTCGGCGAAGAGAAGCTCGGGCCGGCTCGTGACACCCGGCCCGAACCCGTCGCGGTCAGCATCCCATTCACTGGTAGCCTCCGTGGGATACAGACAGAGGCGATCGACACATACAAAGGTCAAGGTGTCCTCTCGCTCGACGTGGGTTTTGGAAAAACGGTCTGCGCGCTCGCCATCGCGGCACGTATGGGTGTCCGGACGATGATCATCGTCCACAAGGAATTTTTGGCGAATCAATGGGCTGAGCGCATCGAACAGTTTTGTCCAGGTTGCACGATCGGCCGCGTCCAACAAGATCGATGCGAACTCGATCACCCCTTCGTCATCGGGATGATTCAGACGCTGTGCATGCGTGGTCATGCGGTCGGCACGTTTGACTCGATCGGGCTCGTCATCGTCGACGAGGCGCATCACGTCGGTGCACCCGCCTTTTCACAGGCGATGTTCACGATGTGCCCCAAGTACACACTTGGGCTTACGGCGACGCCCGACCGCAAGGATGGTCTGACACGTGTCCTGTACTGGTTTCTCGGAAACTGCTTTTACGCGGCGCATCGTCAGTCGTCCAAGAACGTTCGAGTCAAACGTGTTCCGTTCATACACCCCGAGTTCCTGAAAGCACCGCCCGTTTCTCGAATCGGCAAGGTGTGTTTGGCCACGATGGTGAACACCCTCGTCGAGCTCCCCGAGCGAAACGAGCTCCTGCTCGACATTGCACGCGAGGCGGCGACGGATCACCAAGTGCTCATCTTGTCGGATCGGCGAGCTCATTGTGAATGGCTCGTCCGGGAGCTCGGTGATTCGGCGGGGCTGTACATGGGCGGCATGAAGCAGGAACAGCTCGACGCCTCGGCCAAGAAGCGCATCGTGGTGGGCACCTTTTCACTCGCACACGAGGGGCTCGACATTGCGACGCTCAGTGCCATAGTGCTCGCGACACCTCACTCGGATGTCCGTCAGGCGGTCGGGCGAATCCTCAGAACGGATGGCCCGAAGGTCATCTATGACATGGCGGACACATGGAGCGTCATGAATGCCATGTTTCGTAAACGGGCAAAGATTTATACCGACTGTGGCTTCCAGATGGATCAGGCCCCACGTGAGGAAGAACCAGAGACTGCGTCGATTTTTAAGCAGGGGAAATGTTTACTGTAAGTAGATGCGTGACGCGACATATGTTGTTGTTTCGCTCGCTATGTGTATGATCATCCTGCTTGTGTTCAGCATGAATAAACCGGCTCCGATTTCAATGTTGGACCTGGCTGATTTCAAGACTCTTCCGCTCGAGTTGCGCTCGGCGCTCCGCCGTATGCTTCCTAATCCGGCTGTTATTCGTCAGAGATGGGCTACGATGACCCCTGGCCAAAAACAGATGGTAGTACAACAGATAAGTGGGATGATCCCACAGCCGAGACCTGCGCAGATGCCCGAACCGGAGCCTGAGCCTGAGCCCGAACCGGAGCCTGAGCCTGAGCCTGAGCCAGAGCCAGAGCCAGAGCCAGAGCCGGTACATGTTGTGGAAGTTGAGACTTCGCCACCTATGAAAAAAGGCTTTCTTCTAGGCGACGCTAAGAAGAAAAATACCAAGGATAAAAAAAAGGACAAGGTAGTTACACTCAGTGGTGTCGCTCCTGGCGACGACGCGACTGGGGACAGTTTTTTGGGGAGCGACCAGTGAAGGAGGCGGCTCATCGAATCCAAACGGAGCATATGCGACGCCCATGACGTACCTGACTTAGATCAAGAATTTTTTACAGTACAACCTCCTTCTTCTTGGAGGCCGAAGGCTTCTTGCGCTGCTTTCCGCCTGCACGAATGTCAACCTCGCGCGTGTCCGACCCCATGTCGACCGAGACAATGTCAGAGACCTCGTCATCATCACGGGGTCCTGGTTCGCGTGTACCCGTCGGTGGGGGTGGCCCCATCATATTGAAAATGGCCGACATGTCGATGCCACCGCCGCCCCCGAGAGCCGGACCCTGCATCTCGCGACGTCCTGACGAGTTTGGTGCCTGGGCCTGACCCTGAGCCTGTGTACGCTGGACGGCATCCATCATATTCTTGACCAGGTCGGGGTTCTGCTTGAGCACCTTGCCCATATCCGGCATGGCCGACTTGAACATGCTGTTCGTCAGGTGGAACATCATCGCCGAACCACCAATCATCATAATCAGCTTCACCTCTGGTGCCACATTCACCTTGGCGTTGTACTTGTTGTACAGCTCCTCAAACACCGAGTCGTAATCCTCCTGGTTCTCCATCACGCTCTCGGACCAACCATCAAGCTGCAGGTCGAACGGGTCGAACCGCTTGTTCATAAATTCCAGGCCAGTCACACATGCAACCAGGATGCGGCGCTGAAACCGAATCGCCCGGTCTGATTCGATTGCGTAAATCAGACGCTTGTACTCGGTACGAATCTCCTCAATGTCGCTGTAGGCGGTCAGGCGGGATGACGTGTGCATCCCGCGCTTCGCCAGGCGGGCAATCTTGTTCAGCAGGTCAGCCTTCTCATCCTCGATTGTTTTGTACCCCTCGCTCGGGCCAGTTGGCATTGCGCCACCGCCACCTCCGCCCATCTGAGGGGCATCGTCCATCTCTTCAGGGCCGTCGCCGCCATCCCATGTCTCAGCCATCGGTGGCGGGGCTGTTGTGCTCTTCATCGGGTTGACGAACATGCTCATCTCTGGGTCCTCCATCCCTCGGAACGTCTGAGCAGGCGGCGGACGACGTATCAGGGGACGGGTTGGGGCCGGCTTGCGGACCGGCACCTCCTTCTTCTCCGGTGCTGAGAAGGAAATCTCATCCATCAGGCGACGCTCATCTTCGTTCAGGTTCAAGGACATCCCAGTGTCGATAGACAAGTCCATACTGTCAGTATTAAAGAAAGGAAGTTTTAAGCTTTAACGCGCTACTTTTCTCTCGGCATACTAGTAAATGAAGTCGACGAAAATTGTCATGATTGCCCTCCTGCTCCTGATCCTGTACCAGGTCACCTTCGGTGGCAGCCGCAGCTACATGCGTGACCTGGTCACCACCCAGGGTGACGCCGCCGCGAGTGGCCCCAAGAGCATCTTCGGCCTGAAGGGTTCGCTCGCTTGCCAACCGAGCGGCTACAACAAGGATTCGTCTTATTACACCAAGAGCCTGACGCCCGGCGGTCTGTGCGGTGACGACGACTTTGTCCGCAACCAGCAGCGCGACTATGAGATTGACAGCGGCATCGGCGGCTCCCTGCTTACCAAGTAAATCTATGTCTAGATTATGAAGACGGATACAATCGTCTGGTTGATTATCTGTCTCATGACCGTGTACATGAGCCTGATTGATATTCGGATCATTCACGGTAAATATCAGCTCAATGAAAAACACAAGATCAATATCCTGTTGCACCAATTTTTCATTTTGATTGCGATGATCGGTGTATTTTTTACGACTCGGCCAAACATCCAAGCGCATCTTTTCCTTGTCGGTGTGTGTATCGTGTGCATGCTCTACTTCAAGGGGTGCTTCATGGCTCAGTGGCAGCGCAACAACATCACATACACACAGGAAGACTTTACCATCATTCAAAAGCCCAAGAGTCGGCGCAACCTCGAGTTCCTAATAATCATCATCCCAGTTCTTCTCATTGATCTCTATAAACTTCGAGTACTTCTTTGATAACCGGATGACGAAGGATATCATCATCGGAAAACTCGACGTGATCGATCGAGTCGACATTGTTCTTTTCGAGCCGCTTCAAAAAATCGGAAAACCCATTCTCTTCAAATCCACGGTCGTGCTGTTTCGGATCACCCGTCAGCACGAGTTTGGAACCAAGGCCAATTCTGGTCAGCATCATGAGCATCTGTTTCGGTGTGGCATTCTGCATCTCGTCGGCGATGATCCATGAATTCTCAAAGGTGCGGCCGCGCATGTACGCGAGCGGGCACACCTCGACGATATCATGTTTGCGCATTCGGTCAATATCATTCGGGGTAAAGTACCGATGGAGCGAATCAAACACAGGACGGGTCCACGGGTCCATCTTTTTGTCGAGCGACCCGGGGAGATAGCCGTGCTGCTCGTCAACCGATACAGCCGGGCGCGTCACGACGAGTTTCTTAACCTTTCCCGATGCCAGATGCTGAGCCCCAACATGACAAGCCAGAAGAGTCTTCCCGGTCCCGGCGGGCCCGGAGGCAAGGACAATTGGGATGTGAGGTGCATTCAGGAGCTCGACAAAGAATCGCTGTGTGACGGTCCGGGGGAAGATTGCCATATAAGTGAGAAGCGCCCCGTGTGTTTATGGGATTCGCCAAATGGAAAGTCCGCCAAGGACCAGGTACGCACTATCTCATGGATGGTGGCATCCTCGATGTACCGAACAAGGACACAGATGCCTTCATGCTCGAATATCTCGCGATGTTGCGCCGAGGTGAGAAGGTGTACGTCGTCGAACAAAAGACGGAGGTGTTTCGGTTCTTTGTCGACCTGGATTGGCGGGACACCGAACCGCTCAGCGACGATCAACTTTTGGAGACTCTCCAAGTGATGTGCACGGTCGTCCCGGGACAGTGTGTCGTGGCGCGCGCACCCCTCCGGACCGAGGAGGATGGCCGTGTGAAGAGCGGTGTTCACATCCATTGGCCGGAAACGACGGTTCGTCGTTCAGAGGCGCTCGCTTTCCGCACACGAATACTGCTTGAACTCGGAGATGACCCAATATGGAACGAGCGGATAGATCTGAGTGTCTACGGTGGTTCGGGACTTCGCATGATCGGTTCGCACAAGATGCCGGTCGGCGAGCCGTACGTCCCATGGACACCAGGCGAGCAGCCCCAACCCATCACGATCGATGACATCAAGTCGTTTTCGATCCGGACCGAAGAGACTGACGTGTTGAAGAATATCACCGAGGTGACTCATTTCGGGCCGATCGAGACGTATATCCGCAAGTATATTCCCGGTCAGGATCGTGCACGGGTGAGACGCATCGGCCGCAAGAGTCCCCAGTGTCTTTGGGTCCAGACGGATTCGCGGTGGTGCGCGAACATTCAGGCGGAACACAAGTCGAATCACGTATGGTTCTACGTTTACGGTGACACTATATGCCAGCGTTGTCACGACGAAGACACGTGTAGCGGCTTTGTCGGGAAAGAATATATACTTTCTCCGAGCATAGTAGAGGAACTAACCAGCAATGTTGCTGTGGATCGTTCTACTTTTGTTTCTATTCGTGATCTTGTCCCCGCCCACTGGTTTCCAGAAGACGCTCGCGCTCCAGTACGAGAAGGAGCTTCACCCATACTCGGGCCTGGACCCAGACGAGTGGCAGGCGTTCAAGCAAAACGTTCGGGCGTTCGAGCTGGAAGAGGACGTGGCCGTGGCCGCTCGGCAGCTGTACGCCGCGATGGAAAACGTTCGTAACCTTGGTCTCGGGGTTCGACGCCCGGATGACGTGGAGACCCGGGAAGCGATCGATGGTATTGCAGATCGGCTTGCGATCGATGGAGAGTACATCCTGTACACAGACGCCAAGAAGAAGGGGTTTTACTTTTTTCCACGTTACTTAAACAATACCAACGATGAATCCCCAGATGACCTCAAACGAGGTGGCGTCGTCGGCGATCCCCGATATCACTTCCCAGACCCCAAGTCCCACGGACAATAACACACGCACCCGATCTGGCCGGATTGTGAAGAAGCCCGTGCGTTATGCACCTGTCGAGGCTTGTGACGACGACTATGCGTCTGATGAGTATGATTCCGAGGAGTCGTCGGATATTTCATCTGATGTATCGGTTGACCCGGATGATATTTCGAGCGAGTCGGATGCTGACGAGAATGGTAACCTCGGTGGGTTTGTCGTAGAAGATAAAAGTGACGCGAGTGATATAGCCAGTGATGTTTCAGGCTCCGAATCAGATGCCTGAAGAGGAGGAACCGCCTCAACTTCAGCCACAGCATTCATATTACATACCGCCTCCCCAGTTTGAGAAGCACGACGAATTTCTTGAAGGCATCTCGAAGCAGACGCTGATTCTCGCGTTTGCCGCCTTTTTTATAGGCATTCTGATTGGAAAATCTATGACGCCTGTTGTCTTGCGTCAGTGAGACGTTCTTGATATGCCCGGGTTTAGGCTGGACTGATGACCAGCTGAGTATAGTTCTTTTCTCTTTCCAAAACCAGGAAAGACGGGCTCGGACACCCCGTACCCGTCTTTTTATATTCTGTCTTTAGATACTCGCCATCCGGGCCTTTGGCTTCGATTTGGAGTGGCGGCCAAACTTTCATTCTGTACATTCTCTTGTCCTTGAGCTCATGGTTGCCCGGGCCGACGGTGCGATAATTCTTGTTACTGCATGTTGCGTACTTGTTTGCGTCAATTTGGATATAGCCGGTATAGCCAATGTCGCTCGTCTCGACCTCGTAGTCGACCGGGCATTGCACGCACGACTTTCCGACCGGGGTGTACTGACACGGTTGCTGATCGGTTGACACGATGGTCGGAATCTTGTAGTCTTCAGCGACGTCCGTGAATGTGACCATGGCTTCGTCTGGACACTCGGGATTATACAACGGCGGGATCGCCGACGAAGTTATATTCGGGATGTATTCGACATCTTTGAACGTTGAAGATCTTTCGTAAACATATTGTTCATCGGCTGCGATGACGTACATCGGTGCGTCACCAGAGCTTGATTCGAGACCTACGAAATCACCATAGGTGCCTACATTCGAAAGGATTTTTGCTTGCAAAAAAGGTGCCATAGGGTGCTCTCGTATGTTTGACCAGCCACCTGCATCTATAAAGACGTTCGACTGGTTGTCCGCCACTGGATACTTGGCCGATGGTTCAACGAAAGGCAGCACGGTGTTTTCATCGCGCGGCGGTGCGTATCCGCTCGTTTTTCTTTTCAACAAAATTATGATCACGATGATCACGAGGAGCAGAATCAACAAGACCCTCTTCATTACTTAGGCGCTAGATTCTTCTTCTGGGACGGCCGGCAGGGCCACATTGACCGGCTCGGCTGCGGCGCGACGCGCCTCGCGCTCCTCGCGACGCTTCACAATCTCGGCGGCGATGCGAGTGTCCGCCTTGGTCACGAGCTCCTGCATGTCCGCATCCGGAAACTCCTTGCGCAGCTCCTCAATGATCTCGGCTGGGTGAGGAATCGGGGGCTCGTCTGGGCGAGTATAAAACTTGCTGTGCTCGTCGCCCGGCTCGATGAAGGGTGTGTCGGACCCCTCGATCGGCTTGGCTATCATGTCCTTCTTGCGCTTCTCAAAGTGGGAAGCCGCCTCGCGCTGATTCTTCATGTAGCCGCTCATAATCTCCTCGAGCTTCTCGTTCTGGTAATGGACATCCTGAATCTGATCGCGATCCGGGGGGACCAGCAGCCACTTGTACATGTCGACGACGTAAATGTCAATCAACGGATCCTCCTTCTGCAGACGTTTGGCGTGCGTTCCCGCCTCCTCGCGTGTATTGAAGCAGCCTCGAATCTTGAGACCGAGCTTCTCATTCTTCTGAGGCATATCCGGGCCAACCATAGAGATGAGTGCACACAGCTGACCAGGGACCGTCAAGAAATCCTGCTCGAGAGACATATAAGAAGATGAAGCATTATTTGTTTAACTAAGTAACGCACATGGAAACCCTTCGTCGTTTGCACAACCAAAAGAAGCGCGAACTCATCAAGCGCGTCGTGCCCACTGGGGCCTATGTGCTCGACTGTGGGTGTGGGCGCGGCGGCGACCTCCAGAAGTGGCGCGACGTGAATGCCGTGGTGTTTGGCGTGGATCCAGATGACGCCTCGATCGAGGAGGCGTATTCGCGCCGGGACCTCCTTGGCATGAAGCCCCGCGTCAAGTTTCACGTCGGGGATGTTTTTGTCGCTGAAAAATTTGGACCGTTTGACGTCGTCTGCTACAACTTTTCTATTCATTACATTGCCGAGTACCTGAAGGATTCGGCCAAGGCGATTGCCCGAGCGACGAAGCGCGGCGGCATCCTCATGGGCATCACCCCGGACCTGGATCGCGTCAAGACGTTCAAGTCACCGGATGCGCTCGGAAACACGGTCGTACCGATAGATGACCAGACGGTTTCGGTTCGACTGGTCGACGGGCCATTCTATGCAGACGGGGCGCGTTCCGAGCCCGTGATAACCAGGACGATGCTTGAGGAGGCGCTCAAGCCGTGGTTTGACTGCATCGAATGGAAACCGATGCTTGACGAGCCGAACGGTCTCATCTCGGACATCTACTCGACATTTATTTTCAGGCGCAAGTAATAGGATGTACCCATGGGTACTTTTTGCATCTACGATGCTTCTCATTTTTTTGGGCGCGACGGTTGATGAGCCCAAGCTTCTCAAAGATATAAAGTACCGATATTCGGTTCTTCAAAAACACCTGAGGGAAACACCAAACATCGATCCTCGATTCGAGGTTCTGCGTCGTCACCAGCCCATAATCACGGGCATAAGCGCTGCTCGTATGAATAAAGGAACTATCGGGTACAATGTAAACAAGGGGTATGAAATTTACATTTGTCTCGATGGTGATAGTGTCGAGCCGGCGATGCACGTGCTCATTCACGAGCTGGCACACATGACGGTTCCGGAGTATGATCATTCCGATGCGTACTGGAACAGCTTCAAGGATTTGCGTCAGCTATGTATCACGCTCGGCATACTCAATCCACCAAAAGAACCCCAAGAGTACTGCGGTGGTAAAATTTCAGCCTAGTTTACTTTTGGTTTTTCAGTAGCTTCAGTGCGAAGAAGAAGACGATGGCAGCCAGGAGAGCCGACACCGCCATGCCGGTCGATGACATGTTGCCCGCCTCGTTGAAAAACTTGGGGATCATGTCAGCCAACTTGTCCTGAACCGGCTTGGAGAACGCGACGACGGCGGACAGGCCGGCGATCGCCGCCTGAAACTGTTCGTCAGTCAGTCCGAGAGGATTCTTCGAATCGCTCTTGGTGGGCGGCCCGCCAATCATACCAGGCGACACACCAGTCACGCGCTGCGTCGTCGGGGAGTTGTACGTCGCACTGTCGACACCAGAATCAAATGCCGCGGACGGCATCACATCAGAAATTGGCGTCGAGAAATCCATTTCTATCTGCGCAGAGTTTTTTTCAGGATGAGGCACGCGTAATTCATCCGTACCCCTGCGCGTCCCGACCGAATCCATCCTATCGACCGATGACTCTGAAGGTTGCTCCTCGATCGTCGGAATGTACTGGAGAATAGGCGAACCGCCTGAACCGAAATCCATGTTCTCCATTGTTTCCTCCGGACAACTTTTTTGCGTCGAGTGAACGCAAAAAAAATGTGACGTAATGTTACATATGGGTAACACATATGAACTTATTGAGCCCGTCCCGGCGCCCGTTGTTCCGGTGCCAGAGCCCGTTCCGGCGCCCGTTGTTCCGGTGCCAGAGCCCGTTCCGGCGCCCGTTGTTCCGGTGCCAGAGCCCGTCCCTGAGCCAGAGCCCGTTCCGGCGCCAGAGCCCGTCCCTGAGCCAGAGCCCGTTCCGGCGCCAGAGCCCGTCCCTGAGCCTGTTGTTCCGGAGCCGGAGGAGGAGGAACCCGAAGTAGCTGACGAAGATGAGGGGGATGTGCCTGTCGCACGGTCGGCTGCTCTCATCGAGGAGGCCCTGAATGCTACACTTTCTTCACAGTAATTCCAGACGTCCCACGTTTCTTGGCGGGGGTGCCTGAAGTCGTCGAAGCGACTGCGTGTTGGGGGTTGTAATGACGCTGGTGGAATTGCCACATGGCTTCTGAGCCGATCCGGAAACCTTTTCGGATTGGCGCCTTGTAATAAAACACACAGTCTTCGATTCGGTTTGATTTGCTCGTATTGTCGAGCACGAGACACTCGTAGTTTTCTGTACAGGAGTTCATCACCTGACAGAACATGTCGAACGTCGGGAAAACACCGAAAAAGGCTTTGTAGAGTCGCTCGCGATTCTGAATCACATTTTCACGCAAGACAAACACGTAATCGACGTTGGCACGCAGGTCGGGGGACAGGTCCATGCAGTACTGCATAGTCAGCATGAAGAAGAGCTTCCAGTGTCGACCGTTCATGAAACATTGACGGATGCACGTGTCCTTCATGAACGCCTTGTCGTACATACAATCGTCCATGAGCAGGAAGGCACCTGATGATTTTCCGGCGCCGACGAGCCTGCGCTGACGCTCGAGGATACGCTCTATGGCTTCTCGGTTGTAATCACCGTAAATGAAGAGGTCTGGTACAAACTGACGATAAAAGTGGTTGCCATCTTCAGTACCGGACATGACGATTCCGGCTGGGAGATGCCGCTTGTGGTACATGATGTCCGTGACGAGCGTCGACTTTCCCGTACCGCGCTTCCCTATGAATACACACACCTTGTCGTCGCCAATCTTTGACGGGTCGAACTTCCGTAACTGGAGGTTCATCTGGTAGATGCAGATGTTTTCGCCGCCGAACCTGGACGCAATAAAAAAAATACAGATATCAGGATGCAGAGGCTTGCACATCAGGGAGAACAGAATGCATGGTTTACGGGAAACCCGTACCATTCACTCTTCTTACCCAAGGACACTCCGGAAGAGAAATATCTTCAAAAGTCTATTCAGGTCCCATTTGATAATCCGTGTCCGTACGGCAGTACTGCGATTGCGACCCTTCCCGAGTACGGTGAGCGCATCACTGATATTACTCTCCGTATTCAGCTTCCTCAATTGGAAACCCCGACAACCACGACCGGGTGGGTCTATCCAACCTCGGACATTGTCCCACCGAGCATCTACTTGTTTCAAGACGATTGGACGTATAATCAGTATCAGGCAAATCAGACGGTTCCGTACTACTCCACGATGAACCTCCAGTGGTTTCCAAACCAAAATAGTGATATCGTGATCGGTATCACTCCATCAAAATTCACATTCACTTACTTGAGCAACGTCGCCTACATTGGATTCCTTCAAGATGACGCTTCATTTTTTGGTTTCGACTACTTCAACGCCCTTTTTAGAATTTCGGTCCAGGCGAACGAATACATCTACGTGTACGCGACTGTTCCACAGTCAGTCTTGACGTTCGAGCAATCGGGGTGGATTCAGGGATACTACCCGGCTCCGGTGCCGATGGTATACGCTGATTCAGTCGGGACGTTCATTATTCGGGCAGCCAGATTGCTCATAGGTGGTCAGACGATCGATACCGTCACAGGTGAGTTTATCGAGATTCAGCAAGATGTTACGATCCCCTACGAGAACCAGGCTGCGCTAACGCTCCTGACTGGAAAAAATGATACGAGCTCGATTCGTAAACAGCGTACGTACAATGTCACACTACCATTCACCCAAGGATTCAACATCCCAATTCATAACCTCAATAAGCATGATGTACAGGTTGTCATCGAATTTGATACATTCTATAATATAACTCCAAACACATCCCAGATTTCTACGGACCGACTCGTCTTTTTCAATTACATCACGGGTGACAATATATCGAGCACACAAGGTGTCCCTTTTAATGAAGTCATACCAGGTTTCGGGACGGTGGTGCTCGTAATCGACAGCATCGTCTGGGATGGTCAGTACGTCTACATGTTTAGCAAGGTGACAATTCTCGATTCTAATCAGACAATCCCGTTCTTTATTGTTTTCGATTTGCACAAAGACATCGTGACGGACAGTACTGCATCGACTCTTGATATATTCCCAGACTTTGTACCCAACGAGTCTGTCGTGACAATCGGAAAAACTCTGTATGCGGTCGGTCTGACCGGAACCATATACTCGACCGAAATGCGAGGTCCTTTGCCATTCACGTCTTTGCCAAGTCCGATCGGTAAGGTGCCGTTGGTGGCCCAACCGCTCTTCACACACACGGTGGCAAGCTCAGTTCCTTCACAGCCCGGTGTGTCATATGTGACGATCGAGTTTGACGACGTGACGGGTGTCGTACCAGGTCTCACCGTTCCTTTGTCACAGACCGTGATCGGTCTCGTCGCCGATGTCACGTCCAATTATGTGACACTGGTATTCATTCCAGCCGGGATTCAGTTTGTGCGAATTGTCGCATCGCTCGTCGCGGCCCAGGTGGGTGCCACGACGCTCACGATTGAATTCATGGATGTGACGGGCATACAGCTCAACCAGCTCGTCGCGCTCTCAAAGACGGTGTTTGGTATTGTGGTCGATGTGACGGGCACTTATGTCACGCTCACATTCCTCGCACCGACAAATACACCGGATCTTTACCCAGGTACACCGATTCCGTTTTACAACCTCGTGACCGTTCCGGCAATTCCAATGGGGGCACCGCTCGGTTTTTATTACCCGGTTTCAACGTATACGCTCGGGACTGACGGGACGAACCTGTATGTGACTTCGACGGTCAATGATTCGTATGCCGGGCCACAGTACTCGAACGTCTTCAAATTCAACACGACAAACTATGCCACATCGAACCTCATACCGGATGGAATGTTCGATGTGAACTTTTCAGTCCAACCTGTGTTTGACGGTAGGTTCATATGGTATGTAGACAAATACCAACTTCCGTTTGTGTACAATTACGACACTGGTGCAAACACATGGTCATCATACGACTACAGCGCCTTGCTCGGCATCGCCCAGCAAAACTTTTCATTCTCGGTCTTTGACGGGACGTACATCTACTGGTTCACGGACGTGACACTGA